CACGAACTTGTATTGGTTCGTTGTAGCGCGGTGTGAACACCCTCGGCCTAGCCGTTGTAGCCCCTCTCCGCCACCGCATGGACCCCTGCGAGGAACCTCTGAAGCCTGCCGAGATCCGAGCGATCGTCGCGGAGAAAAGACCCGAGGACGAGCGCATACGCGCTCAGGCCCGGGCAACGTGGGGGCTCGATCCCGTTGTGACCGAGCTCTCGCCTGTTTGCGGAAGACAGGCGGCTTGGTTAGGCCTCAAGTACAGGCCGACCAAGGCACAGGCCGCCGCACTGGATGAGAGTGGATTCGCCGGCATTTGGCCAGACGGCGCCTCTCACCACCCCCACCTCGTGCTCAACGTGGGCCGGGCTTTGGCCGAGTACCAGATTTGTCGCCTGATCAGCGACGAGTCGCGCGTGCTCCGCCGCCCTCCCCTCGTGTACGACGTGGGTTCCAATGCGCTGCGCTTCCGCGCGGCGCTCACGCTCGCGGGCGTGAGTGTGGAGTCTGTTCACCATGGGATCCCCCAGCAGCAGTTTGGCGACCCTCAGCGTTTGGTCAACGCCCGAGGCCGCTTTCCTCACTGCACCCATCTGTTTGAACACTGCACTTGCGCCCCCGAGTCCGACATCATAATCCTGCAGCACAGCATCTACTACGTGCCGCCGGAGGCCCTCCTCGCCCGACCCGTGGGGACCATGGTGTTGTTTAGCGTGCACGACCTGCCCGGGGGAGCAGGTTCGTTTGGCGCAGGAGAAGGCGCGTACTACCTCCGAGACGATGGCCTCCTTGAGGTCAAAGTGAAGGGGAACAACGCTCCGTACGTCCACCCTCCAACAGGCTGGATCCGGCGGGGCGTGTTTGAGAACACCTATCGCATTTTGGAGTTCGAATTCGTCGGGGAATTCTTATTCTCGAAGGTGTATCAAGGACGCGTTCTTCAGAAGGCGGCCCCCAGTCCGCCGGCGGCCCCGCCGTTCCAGATAGACGACCCCTCGGCGTGCTCCGAAGCACCCGAGGACTACCTGGCTCGGCTCGACCACCGAATCCGTTCGTACATCGAGACCAAAGCCCTTGGGCCTGACACCCAAGCCTCGATGGGCGTCCTCTCCGTGACGCCGAAGAGACTCTACCTGCGCTACGGCGCGCTCTTCTACGACACTGGCTCCCCCACTCCCCTTGCCGTGCCGTGCGACCTGATTGGCATTCTTGCCGCTCGTTGTGCGGGCGTCCCGAGGGACGGCGTCTTGTATCGACATCTTCAGGAAGTGGGCAAGAAATTGCTGGCCAGCGGCAACATGCCGCCGGGGCGCATCGCGACGATTCTCGCGTACGTCGTCCCCATTGCCATGTTCCACTCCCTCGAGCAGGAGGCTGCGCAGTTGGCTGCTGCGAACCAGGGCTTCGGGGCTCTCAACAAAGCTTACTCCGAGGTTCTGCAGGGGCGCGGGGCGGCCCGCTGGCGCTGGTGGCACTATCTTGTGCCCAAGTACTGGTGGGCTGGGTGCTGCTCGGAAGAGGAGCACCACCGTGATGAGGCACGGTCCCTCATCAACATTCGTGCTGGCGGCTATGCCGGGGTTCCGACGCGCCCCGTGACTTTGCCGCCTGGCACAGCTTTTCCGCCGGTGTATGAGCCAAAGACGTCTGCTCTCCCGGCCCAGGCGCGCGGCCACATTGTCGGGCAGCTCGAAGCTGCACGACCGCCGCCACCCGACTCTCGCATGGTCTTGCATCTCATTGCCACCATGCCTGGGATCCCTACCTGTGTCTCCAACACACTTGACGAGCTCATTCTCGGGTTCTGCAACCGCCTCAACCGCGAGCCCGAGACAGTCGCCAAGTACAACTTGTGGGAGGAGGCATGGAACACGGGCAAGGACAACCACCGCAGCGTCCTGTCCCGGTTCCACCACCACCGTGGGTCTAAGATCCTCGTCACGGACGACATGCGCCGTGAGTGGATCAACCGTTTCCCAGAAAACCTGCGCCGCCTGTATGACGCGGCGTGGGAGGACTGGAGGACTCACGGTGTTCGCCCATCCGACTTGGTCGGGCGCATCATGCTCA